CAAATATCTTTCCAAGAATACCCTTTGACCAGGTTTGATAATAATACCACCACCTGATAGGTAATTCCCATTGATTTTTATTTTTGCTAAAACTGAAATTGATTTTGGGTTGAAGATTTCTACCTCAAATTCTTCCCCGTTGTTAAGATAAACGTTTGAGCCGTTTTGTTTTAATCTTTGTTTCCCTGTCGTAATATAAGCGGACGGAAACTTCTTGAGTTTTGTGTAATACATTTTTTTCCTTATTTTATTTTTTATGTTTATTGAACCCCACTTTGTTGGTATTTCTCCAACTCAACTGTCTCATCGGACAGGTGGACCTCATCAACAAGGTTTCATTAATAACTATAAGGTAATTTGTTTTTTTGTAAATAAAAAACCCCACTCAAGGTGGGGTTTAAGATTGTCGGTTATAATTCACACCAACCAAGACATACCTTACCAAAGGTAATCTTTTGAACTAATTTGCAAATATATTTCTTCATACTTTATAAATATTATATTAATATAAAAACCCCACTCTTTTGGAGATGGGGTTTAACAAACTCGGGCCCAGCGAGCCAATATTTCAGGAAGCGCCCTTTTTAAAGTTGGTTTGTGGGAGTAGAAGGACTCGAACCTACGAAACCAAAATGGTGAAACATTTACAGTGTTTTGCAATTGCCTCTATGCGATACTCCCCTTAATTCTTTTACAAAGATACTATAAATATTTAAAAAAACAAGAAAAAAATGATTAGGACAACTAACTTTTGATAAGAGTTCGTATATTTATAATAAAAGAGCATTATGGAATGTAAAACTTGTGGTAAAGAAATTAAAGGTAATGGGGCACTAGTGGTTCATCAAACTACTTGTGAGTATGTTTATAATGTAAAAGAAGAGATTAAAAAATTATATGTTGATGAATTGTGGTCAATTAAAAGAATTAAAGACAAATATAATTTAGGGTCACAAACGATTACAGACATATTAGGAGATAATTTGAGGACCGCAAGTGAGTCAAATAAGATTGCACGTAAATTATTTCCAGAATCATTTATACACTCTGATGAAACAAAACAAAAAATCAGAGAAAAGAGAATTAAGTTTATGAAAGAAAACCCTGAACAAACTGCTTGGAGGACTAAGAATCTATCTTACCCTGAAAAACTATTTTTGGAAAAGGTATATGATTTATGTTTAGATAAAAAATATTCAATAGTTAGGGAGTATTCCGTATTTCCTTTCTTTATAGATTTTGCATTTGTTAATGAAAAGGTCGCAGTTGAAATTGATGGGTCCCAACATTTATTGCCTGAAAGAAAAGAAAGAGACGATAAAAAAGATGAGTTATTAAAAAAAGATGGTTGGTTTATCTTACGTGTTAGTGAAAACGAAGTTAAAACAAATATTAACTCAGTATTTAACACAATAATCTCAATAATTAATGATAGACCAAAAATACAATCTATGAAACTTGGGGTAGTGAAGTTTCCAAAGAAAAGACAGATGAAAGAAAGAGAATCTTGTGGTTTAACAAAAGGTGAAATTGAAAGGTCTATTAAACAAAGAAGAGTTACTCGTCCCCCATATCAAGAATTAATTAATTTAATTAAAACAAATGGATATAGTAAGACCGGAAAAATGTTTGGTGTTTCTGACAACTCAATCCGAAAGTGGATTAAATCTTATGAAAAAGATTTGTAGCCCGTGGCGGTAACGCTCCGCCGTCTCTGCCGTGAAAGGGCAGTGTACTTACTTCTATACGAACGGGCCAAATAAAAAAGATAGCTTATAGTGTCCACATTATACCATTATAAGAAGTAACGACCAGTTAAGTTGTGATTCTTACTTTACGTTGCCTGCAACAGGTGTAACTTACTTCTATCCTTTAGAAGCAGGAGCAAGATTCGAACTTGCGACCTTGACCTTATGAGAGTCACGAGATAGACCATCTTCTCCATCCTGCTTTATAATATTTCAATTTAACATTCAGTCGTTCCTGAATTGTTTGACAAATGTAAGTAATAAATACTCTCGTGTCAAGAAAAATCTTATTTAACTTCCCAAGAATACAAAATAACTCGTTTTTTCATCTTAGAATCTTCTGTGTTTCCAACAACTACTCCATCAATGATTGAGAAAGCGTGTCCACGAACAACAACAAGATATCTACCTTTTGGGAATTTCTTAATGAACGTTCCTGTGGTCATATTACGTTTAACAATCTGACCTTTAACTTTAACATCATATTTCATATGTCCGTTTTGGTCACCCAAATTGGAGAATGATTTACCATTAATCAAAACTCCTCTTCTAACCATACTACGCATACCTCCAACAAAGTTTCTTGTTCCCTGACGATTCCCACGAAACCAAGTTTTTGCAACAAACTTATGAGCCTCGTCGTAATGCATTTCAAATGAAGATGCGATACCTCTAACAACACAATCATTACTTTCACTTTGAGCGATTTTAGAATCACTGTATCCAATAATCGCATCTTTTGTAGGTATGTACTTTATTTCGTTATTCATATCACAAATATACGACGAAATAGTTTACCCCACAAATTTTTTTGTAGTATGCTTTCACATTACGCAATACCTAACTATTTTATTTTAACAGTGGATGTAATCTCTCCCGATAAACTAACACGAACATCTAAAGCGTGTAACGAATCAATAACTATATATCTTTCGCTATTTATCTGATACACAACACAATTAGGGTACTTTGTTTGTAGCATCTCCGTGTCTTGGGACATGGTGGTTTTATCTGAACAACCAGTTAAAAACATACCGATACCTAATATTACAATTATTCTTTTCATATCTTTTATTTTTTGTACTCAGAGAAGGACTTGAACCTTCACGTCATTTCTGACTCGGGTAGGTTACCCTAGCGTCTATCCATCGGACTAATGCATTAGTCTCTCTTCCGCCACCTGAGCTAATTTTTATTTTACAAATCGGTATGCCGCTTCTTTGAATAAATTAGTTTGAGATAAGAACAAATGAGTTGACATATCTGTACCTCCTAAGATTTCACATACTTGTCTAGCTAGTTTTCTAACCCATCCATCTGTTCGGATAATTCCCAATGGCTCATCTTCTTTCATTTGTAAGATGGCTTCTCTTAACTGTTCATCAGTTAAGTTTGTGTAGAGTTCAGTTATTGCGTTTTTCATACAACAAATCTACAACATTCTTTTTAGTTACACAAACTTTTTTCATCAAATTGATAACACACTTTTCTTGTAGTAGTCATCAAACCCGTCAAGCATTTCAGTGATTGTTTTGGTTCCATCATTTTTGATAACCTCGTCAATCAAACCAAACTCTTTTGCTTCGTCTGAATTATACCATCTGTCACGTGCAGAAAACTCCAATACCTCATCAATAGTTTTACCACAATTCTCAGCCAACATCTTAAATAAGATATAGTTATACTTCTCAGCTTCCATCTGGTTGATACGAGTATCTTGAATGTTACCACTTGTTCCATGACTTACTTGGTGTGTCATTACCTTTGAATACACCAGTGATGAACGTTTACCTTTGGTACCTGATGAAAGTAATACCGAACCCATAGATGCACACATACCAATGTTTGTGGTAACAACATCTGACTTAATGTAGTTCATCAAATCCACAATACCAAGACCACACAATACTGAACCACCTGGTGAGTTAATATATAAGGTAATATCTTTCTGTTCAACCGAATCCAAGAATAACATCTGAGCCTGAACAATATCGGACATATGCTGGTCAACAGGTCCTGATACCCATAAGATTCTTTCTCTGAGTAACCTTGAGAAGATATCTATTTGTGTTGCTCTTAACTCTCTCTCTTCCAACACGTAAGGTGTTAACGCATTTTCGTATCTATCTAATGATAATGATGACACACCTTCACTCTTTGCGAATTTTCTAAATTCTTTTCCGTAATCCATACTATATTATTTTATTCCTTTACAAATTTGTTTATCGTCCGATGTGTCCCATAGTTTGGGATTAACCATATGACAGGTATGTTTTCTACCTGTTCGTTGAACAAAGTTTTTTAACTTACTGTTGTGATTATTCTCAACCTTCCAAGGACATTCCTTACAACAAGACATATTATATTTTTTTAAATGTAATACCATCAAGTTTTTCAATCAGCATATTGTAGATATGTAAATCTACTTCACCAAATTCTTTTTTGTATCGTTCAAAATATAATTTAACCAGTTTTCTTGTTGTTCTTTCTTGTCCTGGTGTCTCACACGACTCAATAACTTTTTCAACCCATTTCAATACATCAAACCAGTTCTTTCCTTTTGCTGCCATAATTTTAAAATTTGTGAAGAAGACGGGAATCGAACCACGTGGCGCAAGATGTTTCAAACCTTTGCTCTACCGACTGAGCTACTTCTTCATGTAAAATAAAGGCCGGTGTATTTCACAATCCGACCTTTATATATAAATTAAATTAGATTACTTCAGAGATTGCCTCGTCAGCACAATCCATTATAATATCTGAGTGAATTTCGCCTGTAGCACTTACGAATGTGTCTCTCAAAACATCTTCGTCAATACTTGGGATGATTAAACGACCATCAACTTCAAATGTTACCACATCATTAGCTTCTAATGAATTAATCATTTCATCAAAGATACATTCATTAATTTTACCGGTGTATTCAATCAAGAAATCTTTTAATTGTTCTCTTGTGAAAACGATATCCGCTTCTTCAACTACGATACCCGCTTCAGATTTAACTTCATTTAATTGTGATTGGATTTCAATTAATTTCTCAATTAACTCTTCGTTTTGTTTTTTGTTCTTCTTAGACATATTATTATTTTTTTGTTTTTATTTCTTTTACAAATATACTTTTAATTTTTGGTTATATCAAATATTATCTTACCAAACTAACAAAACCTTTTTGGTAATGTGGTGTTCCTTTTTCATCACGATAATACATCTTCCAAGTATATATACCCGACTCACAGTAGTATCCACTGTTATTAACATTACCAGTCCAATATTGTGATGATGATTCAATAACACAAACCATTTCACCCCACTGCGTATAAATCTCCAATCGTGGATTAAATACATTGGTTCCCTTGAAGGAAAATATATCATTCAACCCATCGTTGTTAGGTGAAAACGAATTGGGCATGTATAGTTTATGACAGATAGTGGTGGTAATAGTTAAAGAAGCCGTGTCAGTACTACACCCATTTAAATCCACACCATACACTTCAATCAAATGATTATCAGTGGTATCATCCCAAGTCAATGAAATATCATTATCGGACTCAACCTGTCCTACACTATCAACCGTCCAGTAATAAACAACATTGTCTATATTCTCAACAGAATAGTTATGTGTCTTAAACTCTGAACACATATCAAGCACATTACCATCGTGTGTTATCGTTAGTGGTAAAGTATCACACTGTCCAAAGAAGTGTGAAGGAATAAATAATAATACAAATAAAAGTTTTTTCATACGAAATCAATTATACACATTAGACTTTGTAAAGTCAAAAAAGTTGAGGTTAGGGTCAGATTCGAACTGACGTGTGACTTTCGTCAAACGGTTTTGCAGACCGCTCTTTTCAACCACTCAAGCACCTAACCTTATTAAAGTACCCCCAGAGAGAATCGAACTCCCACCTTATCATCCGTAGTGATAGATTCTAATCCATTAAACTACAGGGGCAAAGAGGAGAGCAACAGACTCGAACTGTGCCCAACTTAATGGGTTACTGTTTAGCAAACAGTCGGGGTCACCATTACCCTCCTTTACTCTCCATGTTAGTGTGTCTAACCAGATTCGAACTGGTGCTAACAGAACCACAATCTGTCGTGCTCGCCTCTACACCATAGACACCGTGTAATAAACACACTCTCAAGCATTCTACTCCCTGCATGACGGAATTGTATATTACTTAGCCCACCGTCCTCAGTATGGGTACTTGAGTTTATGTGTTTTGTACCCCTTGTAGGAGTCGAACCTACACGTCTTTAAGACAATGGTTTCTAAGACCACCCTGACTACCAATTCCAGCAAAGGGGTAAATAAGCGGAAGAGATAGGACTCGAACCTACACATCAGTTTCCCGATACCGGTTTTCAAGACCGGGGCGATACCAATTACGCTTTACTCTTCCAAAGTTCCCCACCCTGAGATTATGGTGAGTAGTCATATCGGTTTTTTCCTATTTGTAAAAACCTGCTGGGCATCCCCGTTAAAAAAAGTCAGACTACGTGGCGGTGTGTCAGGACCGTTACTCCACGGCTGGGTACTATCGGCATTTCCCAGTCTAAACCGAGTCCATTGTTAAATGAGTCTTGGACCAAAGACTGTTGAGTATCTCTTACTCATTGTAGTCAGAACAGGATTTGAACCTGCATTGTCACCCCTTTATAGTGTACACCGCGAGCTGCGTTACCATTCGCCACCTGACTATATTTTATTTCAATAACCTAGACCAAATCTTAATTACCATATCTCTTTGTGGTGATGGTTTTAGTTTCGACCACCTATCTATCCAATTCTTTATTTGTTCCTGTGTCATTCTTATTTAATTTTTTAGTCAGGACCAATTGCCACCTGACTATATTAAAACACCCTTATCTATCCAACTTACAGGTGTTATGGCTGTCCTCATTGCTGAGTTAGGAATAAACTGTCTTGCTCCCCTTCGTGATGGGTTTTACCGACCTTAGTAGTCAACTAGAAGGTAATATATATACAAACCTTCAACTCTCCCCTATGGTTATCACACCATTTCTCATCGTATGGGACATACTATCTGATGATTAGTCAGAACGTGTAGTCAGAACAGGATTCGAACCTGCAATCTTCCTTGTTAGGAGCTCTGCCAATTGAGTTACCTGACTATGTTACTACCAGCTCTTCGGCATTCTACTCCCCGCAACACGGAATTGTATCTTACTTAGCCCATCGTCAGCGGTATGGGTACCGAAGTTCACTAATAGTTGAGGATGAGAAGTCCTCTGTGTTGTGAAAGTCGGTAAAAATGCACTTTTACACCCTTTGTCCTGAACATAAACTATTCCTTTCTCAAGGGAACAACACCGTAAAAGACACACCCTGGGACGCTGGTCAATGGGTAGCGTAGTGTGTACTTTAGTAGTCAGAACAGGACTCGAACCTGTTACTCAATTAGTCTCTAGTACCTTACCGTGTGTTTGTCTACCCTTACACCACCTGACTATGTTTTTAATCTCTCAAAGAACTTCAACAAAGATATGGTAAGTTTTTCATTCCACCAAATCTTTTTTTATTTTTTTGTGGATACACTGGGACTCGAACCCAAACCATCTGACGGGGCCATCAGACATACGGTAACCCCACTTCTTGTTTAACAAGTTTTGTTTCCACCTTCCATAAGTGTACCCATATTAGTAGTCAGGGCCGGACTCGAACCGGATACCGTTCTTGACGGATTAGACAACCTTACGGATTTGGGTCCCTCCCTCATTACGTCCACCTGACTATTTTTTTACAACGTTTTTCGGTAATCTTCAATCAAGTCATTTGAATGCCAAGTGCTAACCATCAAGTCATCCCCATTTTCAGTAAGGGTATACTTACGTTGATTGTCCTTTGCAAATTGGATAAAATTAGATTCAACAAATCTTTTTTTATCTTTTCTGAGGTCAGACAATTCTGAGTATCTTTTGGCAATTTCTTTTACCGAATGTTGCATATACTAATTATTTTATTTATCTCTTAATGAACTTCAACAAAGATATAACAACTTTCTTATTCCACCAAATCTTTTTTTATTCTTCTCTTCCCCATATTAACCATCCTATGAAGATTCCAATTACAATACCTGATGCCATGTTTTTCTTATTCAACCAAATCTTTTTCCACATCTTCGTACCATTCTTCAACCGCGAAGATTAATTGAATAAACTCTCCACCATCAGCGTCCGATTCATATCTTACGTGGAACCCACCTGTTGATACATCTGTTTTTTCTTTAAACGCCATCTTTAATAATCGTCTTGCTTCTTGTCTCAATTCAGGAACCGTTGGAATACCTTCGTCAGAAGCCGCCCACTCCCAATTCAACACTTCCATTACTTTTCGGACTTGTTCAAACTTGAAGTAGTCCATTATGTTATCAATTGCGTCTTGTTGTTTCTGTGTCATATTATTTATCTAAATCTTTATCATTATCCATCAACTCAATAAGAGCTTCCTTTTGTTTCTCTTTCTTCACCATCTCAATCATTATCTTGATAACCTTAATGTTACCTTCTTCCTTTTCTTTGAAGAAATTAAAATATTTTGGTCCAAACTTCCAACTCTTGATATAATAATCAAATCCCAAAATCTCATTTGGTGTGGTGTCAGTTTTAACATCCACAAAGTATGAATACTTCTCTTCAAACCATCTGAATACCTGTTGGTATAGTGGTGCTAATACATCACCAACAGGAATAGTATCTTGTCCTGAATTTGGCATTTCATACCAAATTTTACCTTTGTTTTTACCTCTTCCGTCATATCTGCCAAAACAAGGTTCATCAAATCCAAGTTTCTTGAGTTCCGAAGCAATTTCGTATGTAACAAATTCTTTTTTCATAATACAAAGATAAGGTAAGTTTATTAATAAAACAAAAAATAGTTATCCCGTCTGGACTCGAACCAGAAATACAACATCCAAAATGTTGTGTGATGCCATTTCACTACAGGACAATATGGAGCGTAGTGGGGCTGCAGTCCCCTGAGGCACCTACGCAAGTTACTCCTCTTTATGATATAATGATATAAAATTTTTACCGTACTTTGAAGTAACGTATGGTAAATATTTTTCTTTCATTTCTTCTTTATAAATCACCTCAATTTTATGTGGGAAGTGTTTTATTTTATCATCAGTTAATTCTGACTTATAATTTTTAATTTCAACATAAGTTTTATCAGGTAATATAAAATCAGGATAAAATTTACGAGTTTTGTTTGAGTGTGTGTAGTCAAACCCTTCTTTATTCCTTTCAAATTTTTGTCCGTTATCTATCTGATAGATAATCCAAGCCAACTCATAACTACTATCACACCAATATCCCTTATACCATCCTGATTTACCTCGACTTGTACCTTCTTTAATACCCCCTGAACATTTCAACCAACATTCCGAATGATATTTTTTTGATTTATACAACGCCTCACCACAATAAAGACAATCACCTTTTTTAATTTTAATTGATTTTTCTTTTTTCTTTTTACCAATTTCACGATTAGCACTAATTACCTTATCAGAGTTCTTACAAATATTACTTAATTTTTCTTTATGTTGACTATCCCAAACTCTTTTATTTGCACAAGACCTACCACAATAGTATTTTTCTTTTTTGGGGGACTCAACATTAAATTCTTTTATTTTAAACTCCTTACCACAAACCGAACATTCAACATCAAATTCTTTCCATAGATTTTTATTAGATTCTTTTTGTCTCTCAATACTTTCTTTTTTCCGTTTTTTTCCAGTCCAAGTATGAGTATTTTGACAAGAAACATTGCAGTATTTATTTTTCACTGGTTTTCCACAATTCAAACACTTGTTCATATCATTCCTTTTATTATAAATATCACGGGTTTCATTAAAATCGAACCCGTGATATTCTTTTTTCCTGCGGTCACGATGGGAGTCGAACCCACTTTTTCGTTTACCTACTTACTACCGTGACAGGGTAGCGCAACAGCCGTTATGCGCCGTGACCGTATATGGAGCGGGTGGGGGTAATCGAAACCCCGTCTACTGGTTGGAAGCCAGTCATAATAAGCCGTTATACGACACCCGCAGTTTGGGTGGAATCAGAGGCCTTCTGTCCACCGAGACCTCGTCGTTGACTTTCGTCAGAGCGTACCGAGACACTTTTTAAAAACCCCATCTTCGTCGGATTAACGGACCGACTGCCATATCGGAGGTGGGGGTTGTCCTGTCAATTCAGGACCTCGTGGAGCGGGAGAGAATCGAACTCTCATAAAACGATTTTCAGTCGTTCACCTTGACCACGTTGGTAACCGCTCCATATTTCGTTTGCTAATATACAAACTTTTTTGTTGTTCCGGTAAAAATAATACTGATTTATACCGGATTAATGTAGCCCCTGTGTGAATCGAACACACGACCTATTGTTTGTAAGACAATCGCTCTAAACCACTGAGCTAAGGGGCTAAGTTGTGGAGATGGTCGTAATCGAAACGACCTCAGAAACATTGCAAGTGTTTCTCGCCAAGCCTTGGTACATGCACCCCCATCATAGTCGAGTAGGCAGGATTCGAACCTGCGAGTTCTCTTGCTCCCAAAGCAAGCGGGGTAACCGGACTCCCCAACTACTCGTTTTTAAGTTCTCACGGTTGGAATCGAACCAACGACCTTTTGAATATCAGTCAAAAACTCTAAACCAACTGAGCTACGTGAGAATGTTAGAGCCTCCAGTCGGAATCGAACCAACGACCTACTGATTACAAATCAGTCGCTCTGACCTGCTGAGCTATGGAGGCTTGTTGCACGTCTGGAGAATTTCGAAATCCCGACACCTTCTTTTGGAGAGAAGTGCTCTGCCCCTGAGCTACAGACGTGTGTTTATTTTTTCCTTGATTTACCCGCATATGTCGGGGTTTGTGAATGACAATTAGGACAAAGAAATCTCAGATTTTCAATTCTATTATCGTCATTTATACCATTCTTATGGTCTAAATGTAATGATAAATCATTTCCCTCCCATTGCCCACTATTATTACATTTTTCGCATATATAATCAATTATTTTATTATTAATAATTCTTTTTTTAAGATGTTGTCTTGGAAACTGAGAATTCTCACAAAAAACATTTTCATCATTATGTCTTCTTTTTTTAGAACCCTCACCAAAGTAATTATACTTTGGGATTTCTAACCCAAGTTCCATTATTTTTCGTTTAATGTTCCGATATCCCCCGGAACCATTAGGTTGTAATCCAAATGAAAGAATAACTTCTCTCATTGATTTTGATGAAGATAATACTTCAAACATTTGTTCTTTTGTTACTCCTGATAATTTCATAATTCATTTATTAATAAATATCAGAAAAATTAGTAAAGTTCACCTGAACGTATGTTTTACCACCTAATTAAAAAAGTGACCCCGGTGGGACTCGAACCCACGACTCCCTCATTAAAAGTGAGGTGCTCTAAACCAGCTGAGCTACGAAGTCATTATTTTTGCGGTGATGGGGAATTTCGAAATCCCGACCCTCTGATTAACAATCAGATGCTCTCCCTCTGAGCTACATCACCATTTTCCCAATACGTCAAAGAACCACTGTGGAATATCTGGGATTCGAACCCAAGCCCTCTGCCGTCTAGCAGCCGCACATCCTTATGTGCTTTTATCCCAAAAAAAAAACCCTGAACTTTTTTGTAGTCCAGGGTTTCCTTATATATTTGATGATACGATTACATCTTATTAAGAACCCTGAACTTACGGCAATCCTGCCCCTTAATCGTAAACCACGATTGGCCCACGTTTGTCGGGAGATTACTTACGTTATGTGTTGAGTTCTGTTTCATTGTTTCTAATTAAATATCAATTGTTTTACAAAAGTACTATAAATTTCTTCTTATGTCAAGTTTTTTTTCATTTTAGTTTCAAATTTTAAATAAAATTATTACTATTTACATAATATGAACACTAGTGAATTACAACTAAAAAGATTAATGGACACTGTTGTTAAAATGTTTTCTGTAATTAACGCAGATGGTATAACATTGCATTTAACAGGTGAAGAAAAAAAATCATTTCATTACAAAAAAGTACCTGTCTATACAATAGAAAACCCTAAAAACTTACCATACACCCATGAAGCTCTCTCAGGTTACATTGATGAAGAAATACATTCGTTAAGAAAATTTTTTCCTGAGGTTAACATCGCTCCACAATTTTTATATTATTTAGATTGCGATAATTTATATATCCCACAAAAAAGTTTAAATGAAATTAATAGTTGTCTTGTGGGAAAACCATTTAAATTAGATTCCCAATATGAACGTAAAAAAATAACTCTTGAAGGTCGTTTTTCTAAAGACTTTTATATTGAAGTTGATGCCGAAATGATTGTCATAGACGTTAATTTATTAGTTAAATCTATGGAAATAACATTAGATGGTGAAGTTTACTATGGATTTGATGAAGATGAAATACTTGACATACTTCACGATAAGTTTGACCACCATATTGATGAGCTAATATGGGGATGTCTAACTGAGGATATAACAAACAACAAATCTTTTGTTGATTTTAACTGGATGGGTTGGCATGTGAATACTAATTATATGTTACCTTACTCCTGAATAATAAGTGTTTCTAAATCCACAACAACACCAGTCTTATAGGTAATTTCTTCTGTAAAAATTTCATCAATAATTTCTTTCACTTCACTTTCAATTTCAAATCCAATAGATTGGTCGTTAAGAGCTTGTTTTAAATCACGAACTCCGTCACCTGTCATTATTAAATCCACCTCACTACCCGGTAAAATATAAACATCTACTTTAAAATA